ATATAAAAGAACATAAAGAATTGCCTATTGGAATGATAAAACAATATTAATGTAAAGGAGATAAGATAAATGAATGAATCTAAAATAGGAACAATAAAAACTCAAGTATCAGAATTTACTATTAGAGGAGATGGTGAAATCTCAAGAATTATAAAAGATGCTCTAAAGAACCAAGGATTTGATTTAGAATTAAAACCAATTTTAGATAATAATAATTTCTTTGTAGGTGAAGAATTCAAAGTTTTTAGAACAGAATAATAAATATTTGCGTATCTAATTACGAAGGTAGGTGATAAAGTCATGGGATTAAGAAATTTATTTGAAATAAAATCTAATAGAAATAGTACAGATGGAGGAATGTATCCTCAAATAGTAGCACTGCATGGTAAAACATCACCACAGTATACAAGTTCAAAATATATAGAGATAGCAAGGTCAGGATATTCAGAGAATTGGATAATCTTTAGGTGCTTACAGGAAATAATTAAAGCAGCTATACAGCTAGATTGGAAAGTAATGCAATACGATAAGTCTGGTGTACCAAAAGAAGTAAAGAATCATCCTGCTCAGGTATTACTTAATAATCCAAATAAAGTATATGGCAAAGGTGAATTTATAAAACGTATGATTGCATTTTATTATATTGCTGGAGATGTACCACTAGTAAAAGGAATAGCAGGTGGACAGGTTAAAGAGATATTTGCATATAGACCAGATAAAATATCTATAACATTAACAGGAGATCAGGATCAACCATATGACAACATAAGATACGAAGGACAGTTAGCACAAGATATAGATCCTACGAATTTTACCCTATGGAAATGCTTTGACCCATTAGATGAATATGATGGACTTGGCAGGGGTATGAGCCCTTTGAAACCAGTATTAAGAAATGGTGATCTTTTAAATGCAATGATTGATTGGAATGTAAGCTTATTGCAAAATGGTGGTAGCTTAAGCGGAATAATATCTACTGATGCTCAATTGTCAGATGCAGTATATAAAAGAAGTAAAGCAGAATTAAAGAATAATCATCAAGGCAGACTTAAAGTTGGTAAGTATCTTTTCTTAGAAGGTGGAGCAAAGTTCTTTCCAACAACCAATAGCCCTAAGGATATGGACTGGGCTAAGGGAAAAGAAGCAGTAATGAAAGATATTTGTATAGGAATGGGAGTAGATCCTATTGTTATAGGTTTCAATGACCAAAGTACTTATAATAACAAGAACGAAGCAATGAAGGCATTGTATACAAATGTTGCAATACCTCTTATGCAAGAATGTGGAGATTGTTTAGGCAATTTCTTAGGACTAGAAGATAATCAATTTTTAGAACCTGACTATTCTAAAATACCAGTTTTACAAGATGATATTAAATTACTTAATGATAAGCTTAACAATAATGAAATGACCATAAATGAAAAACGTGAAGCTAGAGGATTAGAAAAGGTCAAAGGTGGGGATATAGTTGCACCACAAGGAAGTTATGCAATTGTAGATGGAGAAGTTTATTTGCCAATGAATCTAGTATCTATTAATGATGATGGCCCACAGGATAACCAACAAGATGCAACACAAATAGATAATTCACAAACAAGTCAAGATGATGATTCCAAGTCAAATACTAAATCAAATTTAATGTACTAGAAAGGAAGGAAGTGAATGACAAACATAAAAAGATAAAGAAGCGGTTATCAAAAGGCTATGATAAAGCTGTAGCTAATATAGAGAAAGCTTTTACCAATGTTATATATAAACTACTAGTAGAGCAAGCAGAGACTCTAAAACAAACTTTTCTAAAGCATATGAAAGAAAAGAAAGATGATAATAGTCCGGACGATGATGAAATAAAGAAAATACTAGAAATGATTATGGGAATATTATCTGAAATTATTGATGGTCAATCTCAGGACTTTTTAGATGCAATGAATCCTTTATATTTACAAAGTGGAGAGGCAGGAAGTGAATTCTTTAATAATGTACAATTTACTAATCCTTGGGATGGAAGTTTATTTGCAGTTATTAATGATGATTACTTAACATGGCTACAGACTTATGGAGCTAATCAAGTTACGTTTGTAAATAAGACTACTAAAAAAATAACCAAAGATATTATTGAGCAGGGATTGATTAATGGAGATTCCACAAGCAAGATTGCAGATGATTTAGTTGAGCAGATAGAACAGTATTCTAAGACTAGGGCTACCACAATTGCTTTAACGGAAACCCACAATAGCTTTTCTAGGGGGAATTTTATGTCAGCTAAAGCAAGTGCTTTTGAAAATAAGACTTGGGTAACATGCGAAGACTCCCACGTTCGTCCCGCACATGCGGCAATAGATGGAATGACAATACTAATTGGTGAAGAATTTTTGCCAGGACTTGCCTATCCGGGAGATAGCAATGCAAGCGCCGCACTTGTAATAAATTGCAGATGCATACTTACCTATAGCTAATAGAATCTATTTATCTTCTATTTCCAATATATCATTAGGAGTACAATTTAAAGCGATGCATATTTTTTCTAATACATTAAACTTCACACCTGATGTTTTATTTTTAGCGAGATTATCAATATTTTGATATGTAATTCCAGTTTCTTTTGAAAGCCAATATCTAGTTTTATTCTTACTTTTGAGCACAGCATCTAAGTTTATTTTCATGTCATTCACCTCATATGTGTATTGTACACGAAATATATAATCCTTACAATATATCCTATATACAATGTATATTGCATATGGTATAATATCTGTAAGGATTAATTTATGTTAAAATTAAAAAATGAATAACAATCTAGAGGGTGTTTTTAATTGAGTATAGAAATTATTATAAGTGCTCTAAAAGAACTTAGGGTAAACGCTGTATTTGAAGAATATGAACTTCAAGATGAAATAGCTAAGATTTTAAAATCACATAATATAAGCTTTATAAAAGAGCATAAGTTAGGGCCTAGAAATAGAATAGATTTTTTTATAGATAAGGGTATTGGAATAGAAATTAAAAAAGGTAAGCCTAACAGAACTAAGGTTATTAAACAATTAGAACGATATGCAAGTTTTAATGAAATTTCAGCGTTAATACTTGTAATTGAAAGAAGTATGGATATTCCTAGATATATTAACAATAAACCTTGTTTAAGTATAGGACTTAATAAACAATGGGGAATAGCAATATAAGGAACGAAGGTGAATATACATGATGCCGCCATATTTAAACAAAGTAGAATCAGCTAATTATTACTATGGAAACTTGGAATATGAAGAGAATACAGATAGTTGGATTATTAATGGTGAACCTTGTGTTGTAGAAATGGCAAAGCGTCTTTTTCCAGGAAGTTGTGGACGTGGTCAAGGTAAAGCTAGATTTAAAAATACTAAGAGAATAAATGGTGATCTTAATTGGTTAATGCAAAGATATCCATTAATAATTAAAGACAAAGGAGTTTGGAATAGATCGTATAAACAAGTAGTTGAGTATGTATCTAAAAGAGATGAGTTTTTAGCACACCCTAAAAAAGCTGCTCCATCATTAGAATTTAAGGGAACTTTAAAAGAATTTCAAAAAGAAGGACTAGCATTCTTATTACATAATAGAAGAACTCTTTTAGCTGATGAAATGGGACTGGGAAAAACAATTCAAGCATTATCTTTTTTATCTGCAACAAAGGATTATCCAGTTTTAATTGTCGCTCCACCACATTTAATCAGTAACTGGAAAAATGAGATAGAAAGATTTTTAGATCCACCTGCAGAGGATGGCGAAAACATTAACTTTTTAAATTCAACTAGTATCCATGTAATAAAAGGTTTAAAGACTTATGATTTACCTAAAGCAAGTGTATATATTATTCACTATTTATTGTTAAGAGGATGGAAAAAATATTTACCTTACTTTGGTTTTAATACAGTAATATTTGATGAAGTGCAAGAATTAAGGCATGGGAAAACTGAAAAATATAGTGCTGCATCTTTGATTGCAGAGAATGTGGAGAATTGCTTTGGATTAAGTGGAACACCTATATATAATCATGGTGGAGAGATATGGAATGTCTTAAATATAATTGATTACCATTGCTTAGGTGATTGGGATAGTTTTACTAGAGAATGGTGCTATGGATATGGAAATGATGTTGTAAGAAAGCCTGCTCTATTAAATGACTATTTAAAAAGAGAAGGATTGATGATTAGGAGAACAAAGAAAGAAGTGCTTTCAGAGTTGCCACCTAAACGGAGAGTAGTACAAACAATAGATTTTGATAGCGGTAAATATAGCCTGTTAATTGAAAATGCTATTGAAAAAGCTAAATCTATTGATTTTGTAGAAAAGAACTTTGATAAAGGGCGATTAGTAAGAGAGGTAGTTAACGAAGGCAGACAAGCTATAGGAATTGCAAAAGCTCCATATGTTGCGGCATTTGTAAAAATGTTATTAGAAGCTGGAGAAAAAGTTTTGTTATTTGCTTATCATCATGCTGCATATGATATTTATAAAAAGGAATTGAAACAATATAATCCTAAGATGATAACAGGAAGAGAAAACAGTAAATCAAAAGATGATTCAGTTAATGCCTTCATGAATGATAAAACTAATCTATTAATAATTTCATTAAGAGCAGGAGCAGGTTTAAATCTTCAAAAAGCTACATGTGTAGTATTCGGAGAGTTGGATTGGTCTCCAGCTGTTCATAGTCAATGTGAAGATAGAGCTCACAGGATAGGGCAGAAAGATTCTATACTTTGTTATTACTTAACTGCAAAAGAAGGAACTGATGAAGAAATACAGGAGCATCTTGGTTTAAAGGTATCTCAGTTCGTTGGTATTATGGGAGATAAGGCTGAAAGTGAAGAAGATAAAAATATATCTCAAAATATAGCTACTGAGCATATGAATAAAATTATAGAAAAATTAAAAAGTAAATTAGTTTAATACACAAAATTAGGAGGAGCAAATGAATATTATTAAATCAGGATTTAAAATCGAATCAGAAATAAATGGTATTGAAATACTTAAACAAATCGAGAAGGTGGGTAGGACTTGCTACAAAAGTGAAGATAAAATAACTGAGGATTCAGCACTTAAATTTGTACAAGGTATTATGTCAAGAGGACATGAAGCTATGATTGAACATAATGCTATTACAGTGAGATTTACTTGTGATAGAGGTGTAAGCCATGAATTAGTAAGACATAGGTTAGCTAGTTTTGCTCAAGAAAGCACAAGGTATTGTAATTATAATAAAGACAAATTTGGTAATGAAATAAATGTTATTGATATTACACAAGGTATAGAATTAGATACCAAAATGAAAGATATGAATCCTTATATAGTAGAGCAAATTATATGTGAGTGGGAAAATGCTATGGAAGATGCAGAAAAACACTATTTAAAAATGATAGAACTTGGTGCCACTGCTCAAATAGCTAGGTCAGTATTACCTAATTCCTTAAAAACAGAGATAGTCGTAACAATGAACCTAAGAGAATGGAGGCATTTCTTTAAATTAAGAACTGAAATTGTAGCACATCCACAGATGAGAGAAATAACCATACCGTTATTAAATGAATTTAAAAGATTAATTCCAGTTGTATTTGACGATATTCAATATTAAATAAAAAAATTAAAGCTTTTTAGAGTGGTAGATAATAAATATCACTCTTTTTTATTTTTTGATAAATAGGAGTTTGATTGTAATGGATAATAATGCTTATTTTGATGAAATAGAATATTCAAACGAAGAGGAACAACAGGTTATACATGAATTAACTCTTGGACTTATGACACAAGAAATACATAAAATTGTTACTAAAAAGAAATTAAAAAGCTGGTTCGCAGATGTCGAAATGAAAAAAAGAGGAGAATTCTGCCCTAATATAACTGGTGATGATTTAATAGCTATAGCTAAAAAGATTGGAATTGAGGTAGAGAATTAATGAAAGAGTGTGTGAATTGTAGCCATAGAGATATAGTAATTAATGACGATTCATTTTGTAATTCATGTTTAGATTTCAGCTATTATATTCCTATTAATAAAAAAATTGAATGTAGAGAATTTGCTGGATGGGAAATCGTAAAAATGATAAGTGAAGGTAAAATTAAAAATGGTCAAAATATAATAGGTCATAATTCAAAACTAGAAGATATTCATATAATCTTAAAAGTAAATCCAATAAGTGAAATTAGCTTATTAGATGAAGGCAAAACAGTAGAATATGGTATTAGTTATCTCTTTATGCCAAAAGATATATTATGTTTTACGATTTTATAGAGGAGAGGATATTATGGAAACTGATAAAAAGGAAGTAAAAGCAGGTAAAATAAGTACAAAATTGGAAAGTATACAACAAAACCATACAATTTCAATAGGCTCAAATATTAAACTGGTAGATTAGTACCAACTGAATCAATATCAATAAGAGATATGTTAATCAATGAAGTTATTATGGATAAAGCTAGAGTTCTAAAAGAGCAATGTTTAGAAAAGATAGATGAAAGAATAGACGTATTAAATAATATTATAAGCGGTAGGTCTGCTTCATTCAAATATGGGTTTACAGATATCGAAAAAGCCAAGCAAAAATATTTTTCAGCTATAGAATTAAGAAAGAAAATTGATATAGATATTTATCAATTTTCAATGCTAACAAAGGGATATATAAAAGAACAATTTGAAAGAGAAGAAATAGATTTGCCTATATTTTTCTTATAAATTCTATTTTAAGCAGATAATCAAACACTGTGATATACTCCACCTTAGAAGTTAAAGGAAGTGATATTTTGAAGTATGAATATAAAAGCTTTCACATTGAAGTTAAAGAAATAGATGAAACTGGAACATTCATAGGATTAGCAAGCCCATACAACAATGTAGATGATGGTAATGATAGATGTCTTCCAAGTATAGGCCCTAGAAATAATGAAAAGACAGTACCTATGCTATGGCAACATGATCCTCACTCACCTATAGGAAGTTTATTACTAACAGACACACCTAAAGGAATACAAGCCAAAGGAACGCTTACACTTGATAAAGATGAAGATGGACAATATATGGTACCTAAAGCGGCAGAAGGATATGCATTGCTAAAAAAAGGATTATTAAAACTTTCAATAGGCTATCAAACTTTAGATTTTGAATATGTTACGGAAAATAATCAGACTATCAGAAATCTAAAATCAATAGATATCATGGAAGTCTCACTTGTAACATTTCCCATGAATTCCCAAAGTGTTGTTTCTAGTGTGAAAAATAAAAAAATAGGAAGTGATAATGTGAAAATTAAAGGAGTAATTGGCTCTACTAAACTACCTTTAGCAGATGTTAAAACTAAATGGGATAGCAATATTGCCACTAAGAATGTTCTTGAATCTTATAAAGATGGTGAAGGAAATATATCTGAAGATGTTAAAAATGCGTTCTTTTATTCTGATGATAAGGAATATAAATGTGGTTTTACTGATATTGTAGATGGTGATTTAGTAGCAATTCCAGAAGGCATAAGGTCTGTGGCAAAGGGATTAAAGGAGAATTCATTAAACCTAGATGATGCTGAAAGAAAAGAAATGATATCTAAGGTTAATGTATATCTTAAAAAGCTTGGTGATGATGAAATTGAAGAATCACAGGAACCAGTGGCAGGTGTTAAATCTAAGAAAAATCCAATTGAACATAAGGCTCTCGATTTTAATGCTGTGTTCCAAACTAGACAAAATAGAGAAGCTAGATGGGATGCTGAAAGTGCATTAGATAATTCTTTAGATAGTATAGTACAAGATGAAGATATGGATACAGATGCTAAGATTACAGCTATAAATAATAGCGTTGATAGTTTTGCTGCAATGTATAAGACAATATTTTCAGGGCTTGTAAATGCACTGGCAAGTCAAAAATCTTCTAATTTTAAGTATGAAACTAAAGAAGCTTACTTTGAAAGAAAAGCAGGCAAGAAAATAAGTAAAGTTAATAAGGACAAGTTGCAGCATTGTAAAGATGGCATTGATGATATATTACCATTACTTACGGAATTATTGGGTGATGATTGTGAAGATGAACCAGATGGTGATCCTGATG